GATAAGGCAAATATTCTCCATTATGATGAATACATGGATGGTGTAAAAAATAATACCTTGAAAAAGGGAATAAAATACTTTGTACCTTCTATGCAGGAAGATGGGAATGTTGATTTCCATATATTCATGGACAATAGATAATATTTGCCTTGTTAGCACAGCGGTAGTGCGGCTGTTTTGTAAACAGCAGGTCGTTGGTTCAATCCCAACACAAGGCTCCATTTAAACAATATGCAAGAATTAAGAAACGAAGTTATTCAAAGATATATAGGGAAAGCAAATGAAATACCATTTGTGTCTCAATTTATTCCTTTAATGCAAGAAACAAATTGGTCAAAGCAAGCCCAAGCAAATGTGGCACATCAAGTTCAGTTTGAAAGTGAAGGGAGTCCAAAATATGAAGACTTAAGATACAGGGCAGATAAAATCGTTTCTAACTTTGGCAATAGAAAGTTTTTTGCAAAGATGAAACCAGCCCAAAAACTAGAAGCGGCAAAAGCATTAGTTTCGCAAGGAGAAGAGGCAATAGCAAACGCAATATATGGAGGCGTTAATGGAAATACTGATGCTGGTGATGGATTTAAATATAGAGGTAGAGGATTCATACAACTTACTGGTAAGGCAAATTATGCTGATATCGGAAAAAGAATTGGATATGATTTAGTAAGCAATCCAGACCTGTTAATCAATGACAGGAATGTTTCACAACTTGCCGCTCTTGAATTCTTAAAAAGAGAACAACAAAAGAAAAAACTTAATTATGACAATTTAAAGGATGTGTCTACTGCAATCAATCCTAAGGAATCATTTGAATCAAGAATGCAAAAGGCTGAAGTGAGAAAAATAGATGTTCTTACTCCAGAAGAATTAGATACATTTACTCCAGCAGAAGATAATGAATTAAGAAAAGCGTTTCATGCTGGAAAGATTTCAATTCAAACATACATGGAAAAAAGAGGGTTTTAATGAATTTAACTGAACACCCAGTTTTACTGTTACCAACACAAGAGCAAATTAGAAGTCTTGCGGTAAAGCATGGGGCGAATTTTGTAGCAAAATTCCTGCAAGACAGAGAAGATAAAATTCTTGCTGAAAAGTTAGACCCATATAGACATGGTTACGAGCCAAAGCATTGGAATGATGCAGACAAACTCTTGGCTCAATTTGATGAGGTATGCGTAATGGGTGGCAATCGTGCTGGGAAAACCGAATGGGCCGCAAAGAAAGTAATGCAGATACTTACGGCAAAACCAGATGCAAGAGTTTGGTGTCTCCATACGACATCACAATCTAGCATACAAATGCAACAGAATGTCATATGGAAGTATATGCCAGCAGAATTAAAAACTGCAAAGAAAACAAAAGTAACAAATATATCTTATTCACAGAAAAATGGGTTTAGCGATAACACATTTATTTTGCCAAACAAAAGTCAATGTTTTTTCATGAACTATGCACAAGATAAGAAAGTTATTGAAGGTGGAGAGGTTGATTTTATTTGGTGCGATGAATTAGTCCCTTTAGACTGGGTTGAGACTTTGCGATACCGTATTGTCACAAGAAGAGGTAAGATGGGTGTTACATTTACTCCAGTTCAAGGTTATTCACAGGTAGTTAAGGATTATGTTTCTGGCTGTAAGATTAAGGAACAACGCAAGGCTTCATTGATGGACCAAAACGCCCAACATGTTTCTGGGTGTGAAAAAGGCAAAATGCCATACATAGCACACTCGTTTAGAAGCAATTCTGCGTGTATATGGTTTCACTCAGACTTAAATCCATATAATCCATTTGACCAATTAGCAAAAACTCTTGAAGGCAAAAACACTAACGAGATAAAGATAAGAGCATACGGATGGGCCGAAAACACAATAGGGTCACAATTCCCAAGATTTGATGACCACAATGTTATAAGTAAAGATAGAATACCTAAAGATGGAACAAACTATATGGTTTGTGACCCCGCTGGTGCTAGAAATTGGTTTATGATATGGGCTAGAGCGGCTAAAGATGGAAATATATACATTTATAAAGAATATCCAGACATTTCTATGGGAGAATGGACTCTTCCAAGCGAAAAAGCAGATGGAAAGGCTGGTACTGCACAAAGAAATGGTGCTGGCATGGGAATTGACCAATATAAAGAGTTAATTTTAGAGACTGAAGATGGGGTAACTCCAGAAAGACGCTTTATTGACCCAAGGGCTGGTGCTACGCAGGCTGTAGGCCGAGACGGAGGTACTTCTTTGATTGAACTTTTAGATTCTGGAGACAAACCTATGTTTTTTGAGCCTTCAGCAGGTTTAAGACTTGAAGAGGGCATAGCAATTATAAACGATTGGCTTTCATATGATACATCACAACCTAGAAGCACTATTAACCAGCCAAGATTATATATTTCTGAAGAGTGCCAGAACCTTATATACGCAATCAGAGAATGGACTGGTGCTGACGGAGAAAAAGGAGCCAGCAAAGACCCAATTGACTGCCTTCGTTACCTTGCAGTCATGGCCCCAGAACACCACGATACTTCTGCATTCTCTGTCGGGAACAAAGGTTTTGCATATTAAAAATGGACAAATATCCGATATTGCTGTCTAAGGCTGAAGCCGCATTAATGAGTGGCTTCAACAAACAATACCTTGACAAACTCAGAAAATCTGGTGATATATCTGTTTATAAGACAAAAGGTGGACACCATAAATTTTACAGAGACTCTTTAATCAACTACATAAACAACAATCTTAAAAATGGAAGCAGACAATAACTATAAACACGGCATGCGGGATAAACTTGCATATGCCAGCGATGAGCCAGACATACAGGAACTTAATTTTGAATTTAAGCGTTCTGTGTACAATGGTTCATTTGCAACTGGCCTTGAGGCCGTTGACGATATGCGTTTTTGCAGATGGGACGGTCAATCTGATGATGGAAGAAAGTACTCAGACATCAGAGACAATGGAAGCCCTGCAATGCCATTTGAAGGTGCTTCGGATGTCAGAATAAGACTTATAGACAGAGTTATTAACGATGTCGTTGCGTTGTCAATCAACACTTGGAAGGCAAGTAAGTTGCGTGTTGCTGGAAATACGGTTGAAGATGCTCCATTTGCTAGTGCTTGCACTACATTGCTACAACATGTAATTGGTGGTCGGTTAAAGATAGAATCTTTGCGTGAAGCAAAACTCTTGTCAAACTACGCAAATACTTACGGATGGTCTGCAATGTTTGTTGGCTGGGAACAGCAAATTGGAAAACGAGAACAAAAGATAACGATGGCACAGATACAAGAGATTTGTAACGCATCTTTACAAAATGACCCAAACTCTCTTATAGGTCAATTACCTCAGTATATTGCAGATGAGCAATCAAAGGATTTAGCGGTTTCATTGCTACAACTTGCAATACCAGATGTTTCTCCAGATGAATTGTCTAGAATGATAGATGAACTAAGAGCGTCTGGACAAACAAGAGTGTTCATTGAGACAATGACAAGAAACCTTCCTGTTATTACTGCTTTAAAGCCGTATGATGAGATTTGTTTCCCGCCAGAAACTATTGAATTACAAAAAGCCAGAGTTATATTCAGAAGGGTATACATGACTGAAGTTGAAGTTCGTTCAATGGTCAAGACTGAGAGTTGGGATGAGGAATATATTGAAACTGCCGTTAATACTGCTGGAAAAACCGCTTGGTATAATGACCCAAACATAACACCTCCTGTCATGTTGCTTGATAATAGACAGTATAGAAATAACAATCTTATTGAAATTGTTTATGCGTATACAAAGCAAATAGATGAAGAAGGAACTCCGTGTATATATTATACTGCGTTTACTCCTCAGTCTATTTCGTCTGGATACTTTATCCACAAGAAACTCGGATATGCACACGGTCAATACCCATTCATTCCTTACAGAAAAGAGTACATCAGAAAGTCTATAAATCAAAGCAGAGGAATTCCAGAGATATTAATGACTGAACAGGCTGAAATGAAAGCACAACATGATGCTCTTCGTGACAGAACTTCAGTTGAAACATTCCCTCCTATTCTTGTTAAGCGGAGAGCCCAAGGACTCACAAAGATTGGACCAGCAGTTCAAATACCAATCATGTCTCCAGATGACTTTAGATTCATGGAGCCACCAAGAGGAACTCCAAATCTTGCATTCCAAATAATTCAACAAGTTGAGAAGAATGCGGCTATGTACTTTGGTATTCCAAATGAAATGGTCCCACAGCAGACAACGCAATTAATCCAACAAAGTATTGTTGACGATTGGCTTACTGTCTGGGCTGAAGTTTATACGCATGTTCTTCAACTTTGCCTGCAATACATGGCTCCAGAAGAACTTGAACGCATAACAACAATTCAACTTCCTCAAAATATTACTGATATTGCATCTCAATTTGATTTTGAGGTTAAGTTTGATGTAAGAGACCTTGACAATGAGTATGTTATGAAGAAAATGCAGGCTATTAGTCAGTTTGTTCTTCCTATGGACTCTGGAGGTGCAATTGACAGAAATAAACTTGTAGCACAATTATGTGAGGCTATTTCTCCAGACATTGCCAAGAACATCATTATTGACCAAGCGACCGCTTCTCAGAAGATGTATCGTGATGTGCAGACAGACATTGCGTTGATGCTTATGGGGATTGAGGCACAGTACACGGAGAATGACCCTACAGCACCTTCTAAACTTCAATACGCACAAGATGTCATCCAGAAGAATCCAAAGGCACAGCAAGCCTTGCAGGGGGACCAATTCTTCCAAGCACTATTCCAAAACTATGCTAAGAACCTCCAAATGTCAATTATGCAACAGCAGAACAAGCAAATTGGGCGTACTGGCGTTACTCCTGTTTCTGACAAGTTCCAAGCAGACCAAGCCAAAGAGCAACAGCAAGCAATGGAAGAACAGCAAGGACAGCAAGGACAACAACAGGCTGACCCTAGACAACTTGCAATGCAAGAGGCATACATTCGGGCTAATCCACAAGGACAACAAGAAATTCAACAGTAATGAGTACTAAAACATCATACGATAGCAATGCTTTTGGTTTCAACGAACAACAATCGCAATTACTATGGAACAATATAGTGCTAATACTTGACCAAAATATAAAAGTTGAGACAGAAATGGCTATTAGGCAAGATATTGAACCAGAAAAGCGTACGCATCAATGTGGAAGAGTCAATTCATTGGTTGAAATCAAGGAAATGCTTATTGCTGAAAGAAAAAAGGCTTTAGAATTTGCTAATATCGACTGGAGCAAAGACGAAACCCTTATATAAGGGCAAAATGATATAAAATCAAAAAAGCGAGATACACATGTTGACTTTCTCAATTTTAACTGTTTAACTGTATATAAGTTTCTGAGAACTATAAACTCTGCCAAACAAAAGGACTTGGACCTTAACCATGAATACAAACGATAATACTGGAGGTAGCCCAGAGGCACAAAATGCCGAACCTACCAAGGAATCATCATTCCTAAATGAAGCATCCTTAAAGGAAATCCTTATGAAGGACTTTTCGCTAGTTGATGACAGCGGAACGGATACTGACGAATCCGAGACAAATCAATCAGAAGACCAATTTGACGAGAATGGGTTGCTT